TTTTTCTTCTCCTCCTTGGCTGGTGTCGCCTCTTTCTCAGACGACCCCGTAGCGGTTTCGCCGCCTGGGCGATCCGCTACATCTTCCCCCTTGTCGCGTTTCAGCGACAGGGTTTTATGCCGCAGCGCCGGGCCGCCGCCTACCAGCACGGAGGCGGTCCCGTCTTTATGCGGAAGGATGTAGATGTGCCGGCCATGCAGGGGACTCGACTCGTCTGTCACGGTAATCCATCTTCCTCCAGGGTGTTTTTCCTGAAGGTCGGACGAAAAGGATTTTCGCAGCGAATCATCCAGCACCAGGCAGGTACCGTACTCGTTCCGGACAACCAGGATGCCGCTTTGCAGCCTATGGATCATCGCGCCTCTCCGCTCAGGTATGCTTCCAACTCCTCGATTGCCGACTTCCGTAGCCGCTCCTCGTTTACCACCTGTAGCAGGTCGTCGAAGCTCCCCTTGACCAGCACCGCCTCGTCGCCTTCGTGCCGGATCTCATACTCGTGGTCGCCGGCCTTGAATAGTCCTTCGGGGTGGAGTTCCCTGGGGAAGCGGGTGACAAGGGCGGCCAGGCGGAACACGTAGCCGGTCTCTGATTTTTCCAGCACCCGGGGGCCGATCTCTTCCAGCGCCTGAGTCCAGTTGTAGAACCGCAGCCCGCGATCATCGAGGTAGAGATCGGCAGCTGGCTTCGGACTCCCGTCGCCAGCGACATTGATCCCGTCATACGGTATCTGGTGCGTCGCCAGGTAGGCCGCCAGCTGCGGTGTTGCCGGTCGGCAGGTAAAGATAATGACCCGCCAACCGTCTTTCTTCAGCTGCTTCATGCCGTCGGACGCCCCCGGCAACGGCAGACCGAAAACGTTCTCCCCCTGGAAGCCCTTAGAGTAGTCCGCGATCACCCCGTCGAAGTCCACGCAGATCGTCTTCGTAGGTTGCGGCATGTTCTCGACTTCCGACTTCATCAGCATGTGCTCGAACAGGTCCGGGATCGACTTCCACACGTCGCGTCCCAGCAGCGCGTCGTAGTGGAAACTCAGGGCATCCTTCATCGGCGAGTTGCGGATCTTGTCGATCACCCCGGCCATGAGGGTGCCGACGCTGTTCCGGGTCCACTTGTTCTTGCCGTCCCGGTGGCCGGCTGCATTCAGACGGTCGGCGACTTCCTCATTGTTCAGCATCTCGGCAGCCTGCGCCCCGAAGCCGAATTTCAGCTTCACCGCCTCCCGCTCCACCGGCTGCATGCCTGCCAGGATCTTCTTCATGTCGTCCCGGAAGGTCTCCTTGTTCACCGCCAGGGTGTACTTGAGCTGCATCGGCTGGCTGGAGTTCTTGTCCAGGAGCGCCCGGGCGGCCGGGTCTTCCACCATGTCGTGAATGTCCTGATCGTGGATCGCGTCCCGATCCTTGCGCCGTTCCTTCAGGAACTGGATGGCTGCGGCCTTCCCTTCCTTTTCCATGACGTAGTGGGTATAGGACGACTTCCGCTCGTTCTCCAGAACCGCCTGGAATTCCTTGACGTTGGTTTTCACCTGCTTGTCGAGCGGCTTGGAGAGTTCCCGGCGCCAGGCCTTCAACGCCCCCATGGAGTAGTGAAACAGCATGTCCTGGTAATCGGCATCTGCCGCCTGGTGCCAGAGGGAGGCCGACGGCTTGCCGGTCATGGCCGTGCTGATGCCGTTCTCCTTGGCGAGTCCCGCCACGATCTTGATGGCCGGGCCGATAAAGGAGGGGTGCTGCAGGATCTGCGCTTCCTTGATCCCCAGCCGTTTTTCCACGATGGCACCGCGCTTGCGAAGTTCCGCGGACGTGGTGTTGCGGGTCGCCTTCGTCCGGTCGCCCTCGGCAGTGTACTTCTTATCCTTCGGCTTGACCGGATGGTACTTGTACATCTCGACCGGCTGGACGTGCTCCACCGGGATCTTGTGGACCTTCGGCTTGAACGAGCCCGCTTCTCGTTTCCCCTCGACGTGGATGTGTCCCGTGCTGGTACCCACGACAGTCCCGGTCCGCCAGTTCTTGTCGATGTCCGGCCGCTTGTACTTGACCTCTTCCCCCAGCTTGACGTGGTAGGTCTGGGTGAAGACCTTCCCCTTGCGGTTGACGGTCTTGACTTGCGGTATCAGGTTGGCGGCTACGGCTTTTATCAGGTCGCGGAGTTTCATGGATTACGCTCCAATTGGTTGTGATATGTTCAACGGGGACGGCGATAGACGAGCCACCAGGTCAGGAAGATCAGGCACACGACAACGGCAGCTCCCATACCCTCCCCTTTTCGTCACGGCTTCGGCACCATGTCGGCCCACGGCTCCCAGCCGGTGAAGCGATACAAAACGCACTGGCACCAGGGATGGACCAGACCCATGACCGGCTTCAGGGTGTCGGCTCCGTCCGGCCTGGTATCATTTGATACCACGCCGCCCTTGACCGGCATCGGCTTGCGGCCGATGTTGTTGCCGAACGCCAGCATGTCCCGGACCCTGAACAGACGCGGCAGGCCGGTCTCGTGCAGGTACAGGTGCTTGCACTGCGGGCAGGCGGTCGGCATCGGCTGCTTGTAGACCAGGGCATCCGGCCCCTTCTCTGCCATGATGGCAAGTCCCTGCCCCTGCTGTTTTGCATCGTAGGATTCGTAGTAGGCGATCCGCTGCCAGTCGCGGGCCTTGTCTTCCATGGTGTGGTAGAGCTCGCTCGCCAGCTGGCGCCAGTCGGTGACGATCCGGTCCCCGGCTGTCGCGTTCAGCTTTACCGCCTGGAGTTCCTGCTTGTGGTAGTCCACCACCATGTCGTGGACGATCTTCCGGTTCCTTGCGGCGATAAGCTGTGTCGCCCCGGTCGCCAGGTCCTCGCCGAACTTGGTGATGTAGGCCGCTGCCTGCTGCTCGGCAACCTTGACCGCCAGGTGATCCGGCCGTGTCAGGGGTGAATGCAGGGCGTGATGGAGCACATCGGCGTAGGTGATTGCCCCCCGCTCGATGGCGGCCTGGAGTCTGCCGAAGATGAAAGCGTTCCGGACCAGGTGTCCGGCCACGTTGGAAACGAAATCGGAGGCCCGCACGTCGGGGGCCACGATCCCCAGCTTCTTCCATTTCTTGAGCAGGGCAGAATCGGGGGTGAAGTTGCTCTCAAAGGAAGAGGCGAAATAGTTGAAGCGTTCCCGGATGGCCTGCTGGATCTCGCGGATCTGTTCCCGGGTCAGGGGGCCGTCGGGATACTTGGCGGCGGGCTGCGCCTTGAAGAAGCCTTTCCGATCCCCGTCCGCCAGGTAGCGATCCACGTAGCCGCGTATCCACGAGATGGCGGCCCGGTACTCCTCCATCCAGCGGTCAACGATTTCCCGCACCACCGGGTCGCGGGGGATGACCGGCCCGTCCTCGATGGCCTTGGCCAGGCAGTCGTGGACCTCGTGTTCCAGGCCGTGGCCCTTGGTGAGGGCGATCACGGCCTGGAACATCTCGACGGCGCTCAGGTTATGTTCTACGGAAAGGTCCAAATCAGGTAGGCTCCTCGAACGGTCCGCTGTCGGTGGCGTCGTGCAGCACCCGGCAGGTCTTGCGGCATTCACCGCACCCTTCACAGAGACGCTTCCCGGCTGCTTGGCAATTCAGGCAGTAAAGGGCGTGCTCCGTGTTGAGGTGCTGTTCGTCCATGGTCAGTCAATCGTTATCCGCAGGTACTTGACTTCCCGGCCCGGCTCCTCGATGGCCTTCTGCATCGGGTCCGGCGCTCCGTAGCTGTCGGCTCCCCACGGGTTATCGTCTTCCCCGCCGCCAAAGTCCTGGCCGCCGTCTTGATCCTGGCCGTCCTGCCCCTCGTCGCCCATGCCGTCCTCGGGTTGCTGCTGCATCTGCTCCAGCTGCTGGGCCTGCATCTTCGCCTGGCCAAGGGCGGTGATGTACGTCGCCATGGGGGCATCCGCCGGGTAGTTCCAGGGGTTGTCATCGTACTTCTGCCGGTCCTCGTCGGACAGCGCGTCGTACTCTTCCTTCGTACCTACCCAGAAGCCTATCGGCTCCAGGTTGTTCTTGACCCGCTGGTCGTTCTTGGTGATGTAAGCCTTGACCCGCTGGATGTCCATATCCAGCTTTTCCTTGTCGCTGGCCTCGTCGAGCCCGACGATGATCACCTTCAGGTCGTCATAGGTCGGCTTCACCACGGCGTCGGTCAGCCAGGAGCAGAGATCCATCAGCCCCGGAAGGAAGCCGTGCTCCTTGGAGAACTCGATCTCGTCGACCGGGTTGTGGCCGAACAGCGCATTGGAGCCGCCGGATTCGACGGTGAAGTTGACGATCGAGGGATGGGCGCCATACGCCGCGGCCTTCACGGCCACCAGCATCCGGAACAGCTGGTCGAACAGCATGTCCTTCGGCGCTTCCCGCAGCTTAAAGGTTTTGATGTCAAACTTGTCGCCGAACTGGCCGCCGTCCTCGGAGGTCACCACCGGCAGTCGCCAGTTGTTGCCCGGACCGCCAGCCTCTCCCAGAATCTGCTGCTTCCACGCCTCCAGGCCGGCCTTGTCAAAACTGCCGGTAATGGCCAGGAGCTGTTCCGGGTAATTGGTCTTGAACATCTCCTTGTTGTAGTTCCAGGCGTAGAGCACGGTCGTGGTCACATCCAGGGAAAGCTCAAGGCGCGAAACCCCGTAGCCCTGCCGGTCCATCTCGTCGGAGGGGTTGGCGATATGCAGCGAGATCTCGTCATCGGTGAAGGCAGCGATCAGCGTCCCGGTACGGTCGATCTGGACGTAATCTGAATTCCAGATATCGAAACCGGTTGCGGCAGACATGCGGTCGAGGGTCTTGGCGGTGATGTCGCGCTTGCCGGTAAGCGGGTCGGGGTTCTTGGCGGTCCATGCCTTGATCCCTTCATGCACCGGCTTGATGGTATCGCCCGGCAGCCAGTGGAAGGCGGCATAGCCCTTGCCGTCCCGCCGCTTGTAGCGATAGAGTACCTTCCGGTCAATGACCAGCTCCGCGTAGACCAGGCGGGTGACGAGATCCTTCAGCCCGTCGTGGACCCGGTTGCCGTGGGGATAGAGATGCCGGTACTTCCGGGGGGTCGGGTCGGCAAGCAGCTCCTCCATCTCCCGGCAGCGGCGTTCTATGTTGTCGGTCGGCTTGAAGGTGGGATCGTCGTGCCGTTCGTGCACCACCCGGAAGCCTACCTGCTTCCCCTCCACGGCCCGCTGCCATACCATTTTCGCCTGGTCGCGGCGTGCCTGGATAAGGATGGCATCAATGAACGACTTCTTGGCCGCTTCCCGCAGCTCGAAGAAACCGGGCGTCTCCCTCGGCTTATCGCGTGCGCCGTACATCTGCATGTTGGCGAACATGGCGTACTTGGAGAACAGGAGCGGCTGCTTCTTGGCGCTCTCCTGCGCGGCGAGTCGTCGTGCTTCGGATTTGATCAGGGAGTCTATGTCATGGGCGGGGACGACGAGCCCGGCGGGCGTCTGTGCGGTAGGCGCTCCGATAAGGCCGGAAAGGTTTCCGAGTCTGAGGCGTTCGTCAATGGTGTGCATGGGGAAATTTTATATAATATTGTGTGGTGTATCAAACACTTTAGGCGAAAAGAAGGACTCGTCTTGATGGCTTTCTCCTTCAAGGTATCGGCATTGGCAATACACCCTGCGAAAGACGGGCGACAATCTTGGCGCAAAACTCCTCTTTTCCTTCGATACAGATTGCACGTCTCCCCAACTCACGAGCCACCACCGGCACAGTACCACTTCCGGCGAAGAAGTCAGCCACAACGCCACCGGGCGGCACGGAATATTGCAGCAGAGGTCTGACGATAGCTTCCGGTTTCTGTGTCGGGTCAACTACCCACCACCTAAAGGTAGTGGGCTTGTAACTGCCCAGTCGTAGTGACGGATTACTCCTTCGACCTTTAACCCCAGTAGATATTGCTATCTAAAGTGGCGTTACATCATAGGGTGGTTGACAGCACCCTTTACAAACAAGATTTACTTGTTTGTAACTGTATAAGATTCTAAAGAATCTTTGGTACTTGACTATCTTCAAGATAGTTGATTCCCATACGATACAGATTCATTGCTCCAATACGGTCATCATTAGACTTATAACCGCAGTTCTTACAAGTAAACAGATGCAGTTTTTTATTTCTGTTAGCTTTTTCAATGTGACCACACACAGGACAACATTGACTTGTATAACGAGGATTTACTTTAATTACAATAGACTGATTTTGTTTCGCTTTGTAAATAAGTTTCTGCTCAAGGTCATAAAAAGACCATGATACAGATACGTATCTGTCTTTTGTGCGAACTCGTTCTGTGGCATTACGAATACCAGACAGGTCTTCTAACACAAAGAGTGTATGCTTTGGATTGTTATAAGCGAGTGCCTTTGATACCTGATGGTTAATATCCTGCATCCAACGGTTTTCTCGCTGACCAATTGCTTTAATTCTTCGTCTTGATGATGGTGTCTGGCGCATCTGTAACTCTTTGCGAAGTTTAGAGTAAGCAGCTCTTTTTTGCTTAATGGATTTACCACTAACAAACGCTGATTTATGCTTACTGTCATAAGTGGCAACAACAAAGTTAATACCTCTGTCAATACCAACAACATTGCATATATCAGAGAGGTCTGCTTTGGGAACATCATAAGTTACGGGGATATGCAAAAAATACTTACCATGCTTGTTGACAAGTTTTGCAGTCCCAAACTTATAAATATCGTGATTAAAATATTTTGACATACCATCTTTAAAATATGGCAATTTTACTCGACCATCCAACGTATTAACAGAAAACAAGTTTTGTGTAAGTGAATAATCTCTGTTCCACACAAGGTCATACTGAGGTTTCTTAAAAGATGGTTTAATCCACTCATTCTGATTTTCAAGAATGGTTTTGTATCTTGCGATGACAGTCTTAAACACAGACTGAGCCATCTGAGATTTTAAGCCAAATCTTTCACGAAGGTCAGAATACAAGACCTTGTTAAGTGAAAATTGTTTCAAATCGTGGGTACGGAATATGTAGTTGGAAACATAATTACACGCATCACGATACGCAGACATAGTATTATCCAGTAATGGTTTGTCTTTTGCCGATATAGATATTTGTATTTTGGCTGTAATGGTCATCTGCTCCATAAATATACTCCTTTCATTGCTTTTTCACTACATATATTATATAATAATTATTAGTGAAAGTCAAGTTGAGGTAATACTATGGATAATAGATATAATCGTCACAATAGACGCAAATACAGTCTGAAAGTGCATATCGTATTAGTAACAAAATATCGCAAACAACTACTCAACGGCAATATCAGTGACGATGTTAAGCAAAAGATTTTTGACATATGTAATTCTAATGGTTGGGAAATTGTAGCAATGGAATCCGATAAAGACCACATTCATTTTCTTGTAGATTACGATACTACTGATAGAGTATGTGATATGGTTAAAACCATTAAGCAAGAAACCACGTATTATTTGTGGCAGAAGTATAGCAGCTCTCTTTTCAAACAGTATTGGAAGAAACATATCTTCTGGTCCGATGGTTACTTTGCTTGTAGCATTGGAGAAGTATCATCAGCGACTATACAAAAATACATAGAATCTCAAGGATAGGAGGTCGGTTGCTCCTCCCACCACCTAAAGGAAGTGGGTTTCCGCAACCTAATAGAATTTATGAATTGCGTATCCGTGGCAAGACCGTGCATAGATGACCGACTCCTCGAGTCGCGGGCCGCCGTCTTCAGAACGGTAAACAGCCTCCCCGATATTGCCCCACTGGGGAGGACGCTTTTTCCGGCGGACAGTGCGGGCTGTAGCGTCATTGGTATATATGGGTGACTTGTACAGGTCCGACCATGCAACGTTATCCCTGTAAAAATGTGCTGCGCATTCATGGACCCTACGGAAGCGGTCGTTTGAGGGATTACTGCCGTTGTGCTTCTGCCAGATGATATCTTGCGCCAGCCTCCAACCTTGCAGATCGTGTGCTTTCTCCATGAACATGCGTAGCGACCCAAAGCACCACATCTGGGGTGCCACATCTGCAGCGACCTTCGGCCATCCGTCAGGCCAGCGATCCCATTCCAAACTCGTCTCTCCATACGGCGGGTCGGTAATGATTGCATCGGCTGTCAGACCAATGGCTGGGATTACATCCCTCATATCCCCGCAATACAAGGTTACGTGATCGTCTTGGAAATAAGGTTTCATGTTCCCTTATACAAAACCGGCGGCACATGATTCGCCACATGCCGCCGGTTCCTCCTCTTCGATTACCCTATCCTTTTCCCGTTTACTCGGTCGCCCCCGACCCGCTCACCGGTACCGGCGTGAAGTCCGCATAAAACTCCTGGCCTACGGAAAACTGGCCGACCAGGGCCGGATTCGTGATCGTCATCTTCAGGTCTGCCGAAGGCGTCCACTTGGCAAACGTGTTGTTCTCGTCGCTGCCGTCCGGCGGATACGGGCCGTCATTCTTCGCCACGGCACAGAAGGCCAAATCCTCCCAGGGGCCGTTGTCCGGGCCACCGGCTTCGTGTATCTGAGTTGACGCAACTCTTAGTTTAGCTCTCATTTTCATAGTTTCTGCTCCTTTCGTTGTTGTTGTACGTTTCTACTTTCTGACCCCAAACAGATCCTTCAGAAAATCCGGTGGTTCGCTGCTGGCCGTTTTCACCTTCGGCGGCGAACACTTCCCGCAATAGCAGACCATTCCCTTCCGTATCCTGGAGCCGTTCTCCGCCTCTATGACCAGCGTGCCGCAGTTGGCGCAGAAGAGTTGCCTCACGCCGCCACCCCCGCCAGCCGTCGCGCCCGCCGCCAGCTGCCGAAACGGATCCGCACCGTCTTCGGGTCGATCCGCAGCCGGTCCCGAAAATCCCTCATGGTGCTGGCCTCTTTTACCTGCCGCAATAGGTGCTCGTCGGAATACTTCCGCTGCGTCCAGGTATTGGGCCGTCCCGAAGGTGCCCCTTTCCCTCCCCCTTTGCATTCCGGCCGCTGCTGTGCCTGAGGGAGGAAACAGCCGTGCAGCTCCCGGCGGGTCAGCACGGCACGGAAATACGACAGGTTGAAGTCAAGGATCTTGGCCACGGCCTGCTTGCTGTAGCCCATGGCGGCGAATCCCCGGATAACGTCGTCGAAAGGCTCGCCGAATTCCCGCTCCACGGCGGCCAGTTTCGGCGGCTTGGCCTGCCAGCATGAGCGGTTGCAATAAATCTGATCCGACTTGTAGCCATGACCGCGGGGAACCAGTTTGCCGCATGCAGGGCAGCGGTTTCTCATGTTGGATCCTCCAGCGGCATCCTGTAGTCATTAGGCTTCAGATGGGGATACCGCTCACACAGCGCCGCCATCTTGTTCTTCAGACCGATCAAGTCATGCCAGTAGTCCTTGTCGAGTCCCCTGAAGAATTCCCGCAGCGCCTGCAGCTCCAGGTTTTCTTCCTTCGGCACAAACCAGACCTGAAACAGCCTTTTGCCCTCCACCACCCGCTCGCCGTAGCACATTACGACCTGATCCGGCCTTAAACCGGTCTGCTCCAGGAAGGCCCTAGCGTAGTTCTGTTTCGCGCTCTCCACGATCTGCGACATGCGGAGCGCAACAGCCACATTCTGCGGCGTGAACTGGCTACCCATTGAATCCCTCCAGCTGTTCCTTCCTGGTGCGCGGTCGGTACAGCCCAGCCCTGTAGAGCCGTTTCACCTGCTTGAACATGCCCCGCGTGCACTTGGGATCCGCGACGACCGTGCCGCCTCCGAAGCCGTTGATGTACCGCTTCGCGCCCCTGGTGGCTTCCTCTGCGTCCCTTCTCAGTCTCTTTGCTACCGAACCGCGCATGTGTCCTCCTCATATGTTTTGATGACCTGCTTGATTGAATCCTTCCAGGCTACTTTGGGGTGGCCGTCCAGCGCACGGAAGAGTTGCCAGATCTGTCCGTCCGCCTGAAGCCGCTCGATGCCCTCGGCCGCCTGCCGCTCCTCGGGATTGTTCATGTCGAGCCGCTGCCGCACCTTGTTCATCTTGCCGATCCAGACTCGCTCGGACACAAAAGGGAGCACGGTGCCGCATGTCACCTCGGCATCTTCCACCCCGGCCAGCATTGGCTCCATGGATACCGAGGTTTGCCAACCACGCCAATGGGCCAGTTTCAGGCTTTCCAAGCGTTCCTGGGGAAACGGAGCACCAGGCTCCCAGAACCTCGTCAACGATGTGTCCATGCTGCCAATCGTGAATCGGAGCAGCACCTGGTCCTTCCACTGTTCCAGCTGGTCGGTGATCTGGTCGACACAAACAAGGTGCGGCTTCGTTACGACCAGAACCCGGTTGCCAGCCTTCAACATCTTTCGCAGTACGACGATGGACGGTGCCAGGTAGTAAGGCGTGATGTCGTGTACCGTCGGGAACATGACTACCCCGTCTTTCTTGCCCCATACCTGTTGCACGGCGGCCGGTCTGAAGCGTTCCATCAACCACTCGTCACGTGATGCTATTTTCTTAAAGCGAAGGGCGTTGACCCGGGCATAGCAGTAGCGGCATCCATGCTGGCAGCCGCTGCCTATGTTGGCCGAGTGCTCAGACCATTCGCGAGTGCCGGTACCTTGGCGGCTTTCGGAAAAACCATTCATGCGGCGCACCTCCTCCAATTATCCTCAAATCAGATCCTTGCGAACTGCCCAGCGCAAGCGCTACTCGCCCGTTTCCAGCGGACACCAGTTGCCAACCTTTTTCTCGCAGCCAGCCGTAACGCGGCTACAATCGGCAGTGTGAAACCTGGGGCACATCATCTCGGCCCGCGGCTGAATGTTCTCGCGGAAAAAACATGGCCAGCGCACTAGCATGCGCGGCGACCAGAAATAGCGGCATCTTTTGCCGTCGATGATATGCGGGCAACCAGCGCAGTTCTCGTGAAGATCCCGCGTCGGGATCGGGAGCTCGTAGTTGTATGCGAAGCCTATCGTGTTAGTTCTTGCCATTGTCCGCAGATGTCAAACAGCCGAAGGGAATGATAAAGATGGTCGCCAGGAGAAGGATGATCACAACAATGAGCGCATCGATGGTGCTTGATACGCGACGCTTGAGCGACTGTCTCCTGAACGGTGCCACCAGGAAAGAAGGAAGGATTTCCAAATAGATCTTTTTCACGCTGGTTCTCATGTCTCTCCCCTGTCTTATATATCAGACGCTAACTGTGTATGCTATATCAGACACTCAAGGCAAAAGCAAGTGCTAATTTACCTCTTTTGCTATCTTGAAGATTTGCGCCGCCACTCCCTTACCGACGACGATAGTATCTGCAGGCATATACTCGTTGACGATGAACTTGAAGCCGCCCAGCTGGAACGCTCCCGGGGGCACCGGCCCCCGGAGTATCCTGGCGGCATCGGATATCGCCTGTTGGATTTGCTTCCCAACATCCTCTGCCGTCACTGCTGCGTTGTTGCCGCAGGTTTTGTCCGCCATCATTTCACCCCGTCGTCTCCGGGCTCCAGGAAGCCGCCAGTACCCTCGATCATCTCCTCAGAATCGAACTCAGGATCCTTACCCTTGAGCTTCGCGTGTTCTTTCCCGGCCCTGTTGACCGCTTTCCCCAGAGCGCTCTTGAAACCCTTCAGCAGCTCGTCGCCGTCTTTCGCATATTTCTCCGTCACGCCACACCTCCGAATATGTTGGACACGGCCCCGTGATCGACAATGCCGTGAGTCTTTGACCAGATCATTTCCGGCTGGCCGTTCCTTCTGTTGTAGACCTCGAAATCGTCTGCATGATCCTTGAGACTGGTGAACGACTTCCTGACCGCCGGGTATGCCTTCTCCAGCATGTCCATGGGGATCCACCGACCGCTCCGCTCGGCCCGCTTTCGGGCGAAGTGTTTGGCCTGGTCCACGTCGAGATCCACCATGGTCATATGGATCTTGTAGCCTTCTTTCTTCAACCGGTCAATGAGCTTCGCGTACTTGGTGATGTTCTTCATGGTCCCGTCAATAATCAGGTGCTTCCCGTCCCTGATGGCCCGATCCCGGATCTCCTCGGCAAGGTCCGAACTCTCCTCGTGGCAGAGGATGGCGGCGTTCCTGGCGCTCCCCTTGATGGCCTCCTGGTACTCGGGGATATGTTCCTTCACGTCGTCGGGATTGACCATGACGAACTGCTTCGACATCTCGTCGTTCATCATGTGCCTGAGAATGGTGGACTTGCCGGCAGCTGGTCCGCCAGCCATGAGGATCGCCAGCTTCTGGCCGCCGGGCCTTACCGGGAGCACGTGGTCGCTGAAGGCGCCGACGATCTTCTCGTGCAGGGCCTTTCGTTCCGGCGTGTAGTCGCCGCCCCCTTTGGCCTTGTAGTGGGCCTGTGTATCCTCGGGCAGGTGAGCGAGCCTGTTCTGCCAGATGCGCGGCGGCGGGCCGGAGTGCTCCTGCTTCTCGGGGAGATTCTTCCCTTCGATGGGGGTTGCATGCGACAGGATGTGCTTTTCGTGGACGAGACCCTGCTGGCCGTCTTCATAGCGAACGTGGTACTTGCCCTTTTCCTTCTCGTGCGGTTTAACGATGGAGAACCGTTTGCCGCGGTGCTGGATACCGATCCCTTCCTTGTCGTGGATCTGGAACGCCTGGCCGGCCTTCAGGTGTTTGTTTTTCACGTCCTGCGGCCGGACGTAGTAGGTTTCCTCGAATTGCTTACCGCCGCGGTTGACCGTCTTTTTGACGGCTATCAGGTGACCGTCGTTTCTCTTAGCCTTCTGCAGCGGGGCAAGGAGGAGGTTCTTGATGTTGAGTATCCGTTTTTTCAATGACGCCTCCGTGTGGATTTTCTATATCAGCCGTGGGCTGGGTACTGCCGGTTCGTGCATGTCAGGGTCCACCAACCGCCGGATGTTCGCCAGGATGGATATTGGATGGATACCGGAATCCTGCAGTTGGCCCAACTCCCTGACACGATCCAGAACTGCTTGTGCGTCACCCACGCTTGCCGTCAGCCGCTTCACAGTCTCGCATTCCCGGCATTGCTTCCGGGCGATCAAATCAACCGGTTCCACGTATGCCTCCTTTCGTCTAACCTCCGTAGCCGCACTCGCTGAAGCCGCAACGCGGACACTTCCAGCAAGCTCCGCGTTTCTTTAGCGGCTTTCCGCAATTTGGACATGTAATCAACTCGGTTTCTCCTACCCTTTCTGTTTGAACTTTCGTCTTTCCAACGCGATCTTCTTGTTGACAGTATGCGCCCCAAAACCGTCCTCCGGTAGAATCGCCTCGTTGCAATGCGGACATGTGGGCGCCATGCCCTTGCTGCGCCATGCCTGGTCAACGCGACGAGTGGCGATCAGGAGGTTGCGCCCGCACCGTTCCTCCAGGGCTTGCAAGTCCTTCTCCCGGGTTTGTAAAGTAGCGATAGCGGAATTGTAGTTGTTGACCAGGATCATGAACGCCTTGAACGGCTGGACCGGGAGTCCGCAATCCTGACACTCAATGTATTCGTTGTGAGGGTCGTAGCTGAGGCGCTTATGCAGGCAGACTTTGTTAAGCCGCCGTTCAAGCCGTAGCTGGTCGATTTCGATGACGTCAGCCATTGGTCGCGGACCCTTCCGATTCTCCCCTGATGCCGTAAAGCCGCTCCCTTACCTCACGTTGTCGCTGTGCTGCCCTTGTCTCCCGGCATCCCACGAAGTACCCCGCCGCGAAGACCAGACCAGCGACAAACAGACTTAATGCAATCGTCATATTTCCTCCACCAGCCGCCGCACCTTCTCCCGGTAACGGCACGCCTTCCTCCCTTTCCCGTTGTACCTTCTGACCCCTTCCCATAACCGGCCGTCGGCAACGGCTATCTTCTCCTCCAGGTGACTTTCCGCTACCCGCAGCGCATGGGCCGTGTCTCTCGGATTCCCGCCGGGCCACTTGAGGATCTGAAACATGGAGACCTCGCCGTCCCTGCCTACGGCTTCCGGATCGAACCTGCTTTCAGCCGCCGCTATGGCCGCCATCAGCCGCGGACGTTTACTCCCGGCCAAGATCCGCGCCGTCTTCCCCACGTCCACCCTACCGCTGCCATGGGCCACGATGAAACGTGCCAGTCTCACTTCCATGGCCGACGGCTGCCTCAACGCCACATGCCCGATCCCGGCGGCCGGGAACAGTACAGCCGCCAGGACCAGGACCGCTACGCGCCGCCCGACAGCCATGCCTCAATCCGTGTCAGGGTCTCACCCCAACTGTTTGCCATGCGTTCCTGAAGGAAGCACTGGAGCAGGTAACGCAGGTGCCCGATACCCTTTTCCAACAGGTAGATCTTTTCGAGCGCCACGGCCTGGTGCTCTGCGATCTCGTCCCCGTCCCGCTCGATCTGGACCTTCGGGCAGCGCATGGACGCGATATCGAAACTCTCGGCCTTCAGGGTCAGGCGCCACTCGTTGTCGTCGGTATCGGAAAAGAAGATGGTGGCCTCGGCAACCTGCCCGCCGTCGCGGAGTGCCGCCATTGCAGCCTCGGGGATCTTCGCCTGAGTGCCGGCCATGGTGATCTTCTGCGGGTCCTCGTTGCAGATGACCAGCTTCTTGTCGATCCAGGAGGAAAGCTCGGGCCGGGTGAACATGCCGTCGGTTCCCTGGACGTACAGCAACCACTTGAGGAAATCAGTGCCGATCCAGGCATTGGATTTGAGGAGATCAAGGAGCGCCTCGGTTGACGCACGATTGGCGGCATGGAGCGCAAGCAGGGTGCCGGGGAGATCGGATTCAGCCAGCACGTCCACGGCGGTCAAGTACGGCACCTGCCACTTGGCGTGAACTTCGGGAAAGGTCCGCTTGAAGGCTGACTCAAAGAGGTCTACGGCCGCTTTGGATGTGGTGAAGAGGAAGAGTTTGCCGGTCTTGGTGTTCCAGACGGCATCGTAAATGGTCGGGACCGGAAGGGTCTTGAGGAGGAGTTGCTGACGGACGCTTTCCTTGATCTCCTCGCGCTTCTGTTTGGGGACTCGCCGATAACCAGGATTCTCCGTGAGAAATTTTTTGCATGCTGCATCAAACACTTCGCGCATGACTGCGCCGGGCACCTTCCGTTGCTCCTGGCGAAGGGCCAGGAAAACGTAATCTCCGATGGTGGCGTCTGTCGGCTCATCGAAGGTGGTCAGCTGTCGCTGGAAGAAGTTGACCCAGCCGACGGATCGTTCCTCTGTGGAATCGAGAATCGGAACGAAGGCAAGCCGCTTCAGTCCTTGAAGGATCTCGGCGGGCGGCGGGATGGAACTGTTGTCCGTGATGGCGAATGTCATGATGTTGCACGTACTTCCGTAAAAACCCATGGGTGCTCCTTCCTTTGTTGTTGTTTTTCAGCTAGTTGTGGCGTGTGGGCATAAACTGTTTCTTGCAAGAATCGGATTGTGCATGGTTATGCAGAACGAACTAAAATACCGTCATCATCATCGTGGAAACGAACATTACTAACTCCACCCCAAAGTTTTGCCCATCCACGCAATCCGAACCAGTCCTGTTCTGCAAATTTCACAAATGACACCACTTCATTTCTCGCCCCTTCAAATTCAAATACATCATCTTCAAAAGGAAGGTCTAAATTATCGTTCAATATCCACCATTCACCTTCGTGCCAAAGCCCCCAAAGATAATCATCACTGAATTCCTCTTCTGGGTCACCGCACGTCACCCAAAGCAGATATTGAGAAGCATTTGCATATGCTGGGACAGTATCGGCGGGGAAAAACTGCATAACCATCGGGTGGACTTGACCGCCCGTTTCAGTGGTGTTTGTGGCTGTTTCGCTCATAATTTCCCTTTCCTTTTGCGAGGGCGGACAAGTCACCCTCAAAGCGTTATACCCTTTCGACAGGCTCCCGTGTCCACCGTCCTCTTCCGTCCTTGATATCGACCCGCAAATTCTGCGGCTGCATCATCCGGTCAACTGCCTGCTCAACCGTCTCGCCGCTCATCATTTCCGATGCCGCAATCTTCAGCCAGGTTTTGAACCGCTTAGATTCGGTCAGCCTGCGGAAGGCTATGCGCTGATTCTGTGCCTGGCTCCGTTCTTCGCGGCTTTCGCCAACGGCCCCGGATGCCGGATGTGTGATTCGGCAGGCCGAAGAAGTCTTGTTCTGGTGCTGACCCCCGGGGCCACCGGCACAGAAATACTCAATGCGGAAATCTTTCCTGGTTACGCTGAACAACAGTTCTTTCATGGCTACCTTTCCTTGCTGTACCTGTCATCATTCCGCGGGTTGTAGCGGCATTCCCGGCACGCCTCGCTCTTGCCGTGTTCACTGTGCTGGTGAAAGACACGGCAGTACCAAGTCATCGAAGTTTCCGCAGCAGGTAATGTCCGGTCTCATAATTGAGAGAAACATCAAGATCCCAGTTCCTGGAAGTCCGCTCTGTAAACTCTCTCACGTCCGATTCTCGCGGGCATCCCATCCTGTCAAGGAACGGCAGATCCGCCACGGCCGCTTCAACGTAGTCGTCACGGCTGATACGAACACACTGGCCGGGCTTCATGCTCATGGTGAGTTGCAGCAGGTCAGTTTGGGTCATTGCCTTTCGCCTTCTGGTCCTCGCGTCCGGCATAGTATGCAAGCCATGCCGAGAGGCACGTCACAAACGCCACGGCCAAGGGCACGGACCACGGAATCTTGCCGTCTATGCAATCGAAGATCGCACTTCCCACCAGCCAGCCTATGAAGATCCCCAGGGCCAACTTGTACACCCGCCTCATGCTCAGAGTAAATCTGTACGCCAGTTTCATATCCCTTTTCCCCTCAGCCGTGCCGCCAGTTGCCTTGCCCCGTCCACGTCGAACAGCTGGTACACCGCTGGCCGCGTCCGCCGGATGCAGCGCATGTCGAATCCATTCTTCTCCAGTTCCTTCCGGGCCGAATTCACGGCACAGACATCGGCGCCCCTGTTAATCTCCCGCGTCGTCCGGGGCTCGCCATGGAGCATGAAGTCGACGAACCGCTGCAGCCGGGGACTGTTCTCGAACTTCGCGTAATGGATGCCTTCGCGTTGTGCCATGGTGACCTCCCGGTGGAAAGCCTACGCCAGCTTCTGCTCCAGAAACTCGACCAGCTGCCCGACGGTCTCAACGTCTTCCATCTCGTCCTCGTCCAGGTCCGCGTTGAATTCGTCCTCAAGGGCCATGACCAGTTCCACCTTGTCCAGGCTGTCGAAGTCCAGATCATCGAAGGCCTTTTCCGGGCCGCAATTCTCCGGGCGCTCGCCTGCCTGCTCCGCTACACATGCCGTTACTCTTTCTGCGATTGTTGCCATTTTCGATTTCTCCTTTTATTATTAATCTTCATTGTCGAATGTCGAAGTGTCCACGTACTGGAGGGCGTCGCCGTCGCTTTCCACGGCCTTGAGGCAGACTTCCGGGGTCTGGTCCTTCACGTACTGGAGGGCGTAGCCGTCGCTTTCCACGGCCTTGAGGCAGACTTCCGGG